TTTTCATAAGCATCAGGGTCATCGGGGTCAATACCATACCTGTCTAAAATAATCCTAGTCTGTTCTTCAGCAAATAGATCTTCTCTTTGTACTAATAAAATAAAGTCAGCAGCTTTCATGAGGATTCCTTAATATCATGTTTATGTTATTTATGTCTCAACTACGTTGATCCATGTCTTCGTTTGTTTGCTCAGCTATCGCTATCGCAAATCAAACTCAACAACTTACTTTGTACTAATACGCTTTTAGATTTTATCTAATAGTCTTTTTTAGATTTTTTTAGGTACTCGGGAAGAAAGATTCCTGTAGATTAATCTGCTCAGACGGAACCTGTTACGGCTCCGTCATAAAAAAAGCCTTTCGGTTTTCCTGTGAGTATCACCACCCGTGACATGGAAATAGGTATTTGTTTATACACACGTTCAATGGGCTCTGACCTTTCCCTACCTACGTCGACATCACGCAACAGCGTTACGTTATCTGCACTCTCGTTCCTACTTGTACAGTTTTTATGAACATAGTGTGTTTTGTGACTGACAGCAGCAATCTATGTCAACTTACCGCCTCTGGGCGTTGGCTCAACATGTTACGTGTTTGGGTCTACTCCCCAACTTTTCCACAGCGGTATGTATCCGGCCCGCTAACCTTGTGTGCTGTATGATCGCCTAAAGTTTTGTTTTACCTGTTTCATTGCCTAGGTACTCCTTTAATATTTTAGAACTGCCTATACGAACGTTTATTATTCCGTTATAGTAATTGTCAGATTCTAAAACTCGCCTTTCAAATTGTTCTCGTGCTTCTAAATAACTTGCAATGCCTCTACTGGGACAAATATAAAGTATTTCTCTTGTGAATTTTTCTTTGCCTAAATTTTCTATATCTTTTGTTAAATGATCTGAAGAACCCCAGTAGTCTCTCCAATTACTTTCTACTTTTGTACGCCTTTTGTTTTTCTTTCCTTTAAGAGGTGGTCGAGTTTTTGTAGATTTTGCGTATTTCTTGCCTATATATTGCTTACCATTGGTTGTATTTGTAATAACATATACAAAACCTTCACAGTTATCAGGTAAACTATCGATTACATTGCCTTTATAGGTCCATTCCATATAATGTTTATATTCATGCCTTAGTCAGTGCCTTTGTTTCTGGTTTTTTTATTTTTTGCGTATTCTTCGTGTATTTCTTTTTGCCTGTCTCTAGCCAATTTGATAATATTTCTTAAGTGTCTTCTACTTGATCTGTGTGTTCTAAAACTGTGCCTGCTTTGAAATTTTAGATTAGCGTCGTAGTACCTTAGATACTCTTTTACTAACTTTTCATGAGTTGTTTCTTCTTTGTTATTTGATTCTTCGGTCATTCTACAACGTCCAAGTCTGTTGAATAAGAAGTAAATCCTGATTCTTTGATTACTTTAAGTACATGATTTACTCTTCCTACTAATTCATCTTTGTGCGAGATAAGGAAAACATTTTTTCTTCCTTCTCTGCCCATGTGTTTGATTACACCTAGTGCATTTTCGACACCAGCCGAGTCCATACCGCTGTCTATCAGCTCGTCAATAAACAATAAGTTGATATTTTGATACAGATTTTCCCATACGTCTCTAAATGCAAAACTCAATCCAAGTATAAGTCTATTACGCTCGCCTCGACTCAAGTTATCAAAGTCTAGATCTTGTCCTAGTTGCGTAATTTCTACATTTAGATCATTTTGAAACTCAACTTGATGCGGAAGACCAAGTTTTGAAAGATATGAAGTAAGCCTGTTGTTTAAATAGCTCAAATTTTGATCAATAATCTTCTTTCGAATGAAACTATCTTTATTTGTAAGCAATTTTAGCAAGAATTCTTGATGATCTTGGTAATCAGTAAGACGATTTACAGTTGACCAATCAATCTCTTGAAGTGCAGTATTGGTAAGTTCTTTAATTTGTGCTTTATAAGGATCAGTTTCGTTCTGTTTTGCTTCAAGACTTTGTGAAAGACTGTCTATGTTTTGTCTATGTTCGTATGCTTCTTTCATAGATTCATAAAAAACTGTGGGTTTGCTTTCTAAATCACCAATATCAGCAATGCTTTTCTGTGTTTTATCAAGCGTTTCGGTAATTTCTTGCAAATATTTTGCAGATTCTTCTAGATCTTTGGTCTTTTTTGCAAGAATTTCTTGTTTTTTATCGTCGTGCAATGGTTGATCACATGCATAACACACTGCATCTTCGAGATCTTGAATATCTTTTTCTATTTTGTCTACAGTTTTTTGTGCTCTTTGCTGTGCAGACTCTAAAGCTACCCGTTCTTTTTGCAAATTTTCAAGTTCAGTATTGGTTGTTTGCCAATTTTGTAGCTTTTCGTGGTTCTCGATCTCAGAATCAATGTCTAGTTTGCCTAATTCATTGATAGCAGCTTCTAATTTTTCGATATCTTGCTTTCTTTTTGCTTGCCAAGCACGTTGAGTACCTCCGAGACTTGCAATTGTTTCTTCAATTTTCTCATTTGCTGACTGAATTGCTGTAATTTTGTTAGTTTCAGAGTCAATAGTAGTCTTTGTTTCTCTAATTTTCTCTTTTAAAGCCTCAGCTTTTTCAGAAAGTATGGTAATACCAAGCAATTGTTCAATAATTGCACGCTGATCGTTGGTACGCATTGCTAAAAATGGCTCTGAATAGGTATTAAGTGCTACAATATGCTTAAACATATCGTGACTCATACCTAATAGCTCATTAATTGACTCTTGAGTCTTGCGAGAGTCGCCTTGTGACTCGTCTGTAAGCTCTTGTTCTTCATTATTCACATAAAACTTAGTAAATGTAGGCGATCTACCACGTTCGATACGGTATTGAACATTGTTTTTTTCAAAATTCAACGTTACTAACATGTGTTTTGAGTTCGTTTTGTTAATAAGGTTGTTTCTTTTGATATTAGTTAGTGCTTGGCCGTAGAGAGCGTAAGACAATGCATTAATAATTGTAGTTTTGCCCGTCCCGTTTCGTGAGCCTGAGTCATCACCTCCTTGATCTAAGTTTTCACCAAGCACTAGAGTGAGCTGTTCTTGGTCAAATCGAACTGCTTGAGTTTGATTACCAACGCTCATAAAGTTTTTAACTGTTAAATCTTTAATTAGAATTGTCATATAGGTTATTTTTAGTATAATATACTATAGATTTCTATAAATGTCTAGTAATAATTTTTGATCGAACGATTCTGAATCAATTGCTACAATTTCTTTAGAAACAATTTCATCTACGCTTTCAAATTTGCTAATATCTAGATTAGTAGTAATTTCATCAATCTGTTTTTGTGGAATAAGTGTAATTTCTCGGCAATTATGCTGCTTAACGTAAGTTTCCTTAATGAAACTAGCTTCTTCGTAGCTAATATCAATGTCAATAGAAACTCTAAGATACATTTTGTCTTTGATAATATTGCTTTCGGGGTCAAGCAGCTCAGAAAGTTTTACTGTACGGTACTTAGGACAGTTAGACCAATTGATATATTCGGGTTCCTTGTCGTTTTCTCGATCTAAAATTACCATGCCACGTTCGTCGTCCCATGCATCTGAGTAATTATGAGGAAAAGCATTACCTATATAATGAATATTACCTTTTATTTGGCGTTTGTGGAAGTGTCCTGAGAACACATACTTCTGATTAACAAAATGAGATGCTCTTAGATCGCCATGTTCTGGCATCTGAACGTGAGCGTTCATTAAAAATGTTGGCAATTCAAAGTGACCAAACATATATTTAGACTTTGATTGTTCAATTTTTTTCCATTCGTTATCAACTAGCCAAGGTACAAATGCAACATCTTCAATTTCAGTAAATTCATCAATAACTGTAACGCCTGGAATATGTCTAGCAAAGTTAGTTGAGCTTACATCACGCCTATCTTTGTAATACAAGTCGTGATTACCTACAAACATGTAGAAATTTTCAAAACTTTTGCCTAATTTTTCTAAACAACGCACAGTATAATCGAGTGTACCGATATTAACGCTGCTACGATTATGATGCCAGTCGCCACAAAATATTGCAGTTTCGCAATTATTTTCTTTTGCTTGCTCTATAAACCAATCTACAAATTCTTCGCAGTCGGTATTATGTATTTTACTGTTGCTTTTTAAGCCAAGGTGAATATCTGTGAAGATTGCTGCTTTTTTAAACAATTTTTCCTCGTATGTGATTAATTTGAAGCATCCCAGTCACGTTGACTTTGTCTTGTGTAACTAGGATTCATATTATTCATTTCTAAAATGTCGTCTCTAATGTTTTGATTACGTTTTTCTAAGTTTATAACCCGTACAAAGCTATTTGTAACTGCTGCTGTGTAATATGCAAATGGATTTTGACTCTTAGATTCATCAAACTGTAGTCCTATTTGGGTAAGCTGTAATATAGCTTGCCCTTTCATTTCGTCGTTATAAGTATATCCTCTAACGTTACCTCTAGTAGAATATCTTTCGCACAATTTCATCCACATATGAGCAAGTTTATTGGTAACTTTGCCGCTTTGCTTGTCAAAATAACCATTTTCCATGCCGCCTTGCCAATGACTTTTGCCTATACATTCTAATTCGTCATTTTCGTTAAATTTAAAATGTTGAAAAGCAGGAAAGTTTAGTTTAGTTTTTGTATCAGCTAGAGATTTAGGAGTTTTCTTTCTACCGATTTCTTCTGGTATATGATCAAAAGTCATAACTCTAAAAATAAGATCTTTTTTATTAATTTTTTTATAATTAACTTCGCATTCGGCTAACTTTATCTTTTCGCCTGCTGCTTTTCGCAGATCGTAATCTTGATGCTGTAATCTTTTTGCTTTATTACGTTTAGCTTCTGCTACAGTTCTAATGTTTATTTTTTGCAAAGTTTCGT